TTTAGATTCGTTTTGTCTTCTAAGTACTGCTGCAACTTTAGGATGCTTATGAATACCTTTGGAAAGTTTATTCATAGTTTTAACAGCACCAGTCATATTACCTTTTGCATACCTAGGATCAGATGCAATTCCAATTGCCTGTTTAACGTGTTTAGGATCGTATGCTTCATGTTGAACATCATCTCTCAAATCTTTATCAGCACCATGATAAGTACCTTTACCTTTTGTAATATATGAATTGACTCGTGCCATTCCCCATTGTTGTGGAGTTGTACCTGGTCTATGTCCAGTTTTCCAAGCAGCCATGCCACGATTATAAACCTTTTTTAATGTGCCATAAGATACACCAGATTTCTCTGCTTTTTTCTTTAGACCATCATTTTCTAAAAGATCACTATAGGTTGAAAATTTAAGCATTTTCTTTACTCCTGTTTTTTATTTTTCTAACTTTAGCACGGTCTAACATTCTTGCATGTTTCATTTTATCGACCATTTTTTCTCGTTCAATTTTCTTTTTAACTAATTCTACAGCATCTTCACCATACATTTTTCTGTATTTAAGAGTATGCTTACTTGGTTTCGTTTTTGCAGTAGCATCGCCAGGTGCCGGTTTATAAGCTGCAGGATTATCATCAGACATCTTTGCATACTTTTTAAAGTGTGCAAGTCTTTTTGTCTTAGTTGATTTTTCTAATCCTTTATAATAAGGCGCTGGTTGAGTGCCTTTTTTATCTTTGATATCTGGATCTTGTTTTACTCTATCCTTAAAATCTTTTTCAAGAAGTTCTACATCATTAAGCCATTTTCTATATAACTTACCTGCAGATTCTACAATGACATAATTAGTTCCAAGATTGGTAACAGTAGCGAGTTCGTCACTGCCCACGACAGTAACACGATCACCAATATTAAACAAATTTCCTTTAACATATGCCTCTCTTTTCTCAGAGACAGGCTCGAAATGTAACTTATTATAATATTCTTTTTGTTCTTTTAATCCCATACCTCTTCTTACTTCATTATATACCTTTTTTGCGTCTGCATTTGATACATTCCGTGGCAGCCCCTGTGAGAATTGTGTGAAGTCTCCTTCATTTGCTAATGATCTCATTTTAGATGCTGACATACCACTAATATCATCTGCATCGGGGTCTCTGTCTCCGGCTGAAATTACGTTGATTTTATTAAAGTTATATAGACCATGTCTACCTTTAACTCCATTATATTTGTTTAACAATGTATTGAATTCATTTACTCTGTCTGATCCAACAACCATTGCTATATTCTTAAATCCATCATTGTATATTTCAGTGACTGCGTCAAAAATAGTTTTAACTTTCTTATCAAGCATTACACTTCTTGCATGCTTAGGAAAGAACTTACGTACAGTCTTAACTTTATATTTAAAATCTAATGGATTTTTCTTTTTATCTGTTGATTGTGATAAGTAAACTCTGTAAGGATTCTTACCAGATTTTTTTGACAACTCATTCATTAATTTTTCATGACCAGTTGTAGGAGGATTCATGCGACCGAAAGTAAAGAATACGGTTTTCTCTTCCTCTATCAAATAATGTTTAAATGAATTTATCATTAACCTTTCTTTCTTTGTAATTCTTTCTTACGTACATCTTTAAATAACTTCTTAGCTATTCTTTTAATTCTTTGTTGTAAAGCTGGTTTTGCAAGTCTTTTTTCAATTTCTTGTTTTCTTGCAAAAGTCAATTCACCTTTTGGAATACCACGTGTTAGCTTTTGTGCAATTTGATTTCTAGCTTGTCTTAGTGCTCTTTTTTCAATGGTCTTTTTATTAGCCATCTTTTTCATAGCACGTTTTCTACCAACAGCAATACGTGACTTCATTCTTTTCATGAGTCGAGAACGTTTCATTCTTTGCTGTAGATTTAGAGCTTCATCAACATCTTCTTTTCTTAAATTCTTAGTTTTACTTTTGTTAGTGACAACATGAGGCTTGCCATTAATGTGCACTACTGCTTCACCTTCTTTATTTACGTTACCGTCCCATGTTCCAGCGGCATGAGCTTTACGAGCTGCTTTAACTTTTGGATGATTATCTATTGATTCTTTATTAATAATTTCTTTGTCAGTCTTCACCATTCTAACACCAACCTTTCCGTCTGGCTTAATATATTTTTCTGGTTTTTTATCTGCTGATTGAACTGATGCATTCAGATCGTCTTTAGCTTGACCTATAGCTTTCTTTCGCATAAATTTACTTATGCCTTTTTTACCCTTTACAGGACTTTTAAGGTTAGGAAGATTTTTATCTTTTTTCATAGATAATTCGTCTACAGATGTGGTATCAGTTCTTTTACGTTTTTGAACTCGATAATTAGTTTCATCTGATTCGCCCGGTCTATATTTTGCGGACGTAAAATGTTTAAAGTCTAATGGTGCCATTAGTTCCTCCCCGGCTTGTCCCATCCTTTTATAATTTCTGGTGAAAAGTTGGCGTATGAAAACTCCATACGGTCAACAATTTTCACTGCATCACCACCAAGTTTATCAATAGCAACATACCCTTCTTGACCAGTTACCTTATACCCATCGCTAGTCTTAAGAAAGGTCTGTGTGCTATTTAGTCTATTAAGTATATTTATAATTTTTAATTTTGCTAAAACAATAGATTTTTGTAATTCGAACATCATTTCTAAACTTATTTTATTTTGTGGTGAAAAGAATTTTAAAAATTCATTTAATTTTTTTTGTTGAACAGCTTTACCTTTTTCTGTTTTTCTTTTATCTATCTCTTTCTGAAACTTTTGTTGTATGTATCGTATAAGCTTTTCAACGTGGGCTTTGGTGTTACCAATGACTTCACCTTTTCGTACAAAAGTATTATTAAATGTTTCAATAGTTTCAGCAATCTTTCTATCATTCTCGAGTTGTCGTAGTGTACTGCCAGATATCTTATTAAATATTCTGCCGCAATTACTAAGATGGGCATTAACTTCCTCCGTATCTTTCTTTGACATCGTAAAGTTAGTCATATCTCTTAACATAGCGTCTTGCGACCAAACATCACCAGATTTAAAATTTGATATATTAACACCATAAGAAGCTTTCATACTTTCAAAATCTTTACCTGTATAAGTAGTATGCCAGACTATTCCTATCTTTGCAGACTTTGCTTTCTTTGCAGCTTCAGTTCCAGAGGGTATAGCATACATAATTGTATTAGGATGAAAAGTTAAATATGTCTTTCCTTTTATTTTTTTAGTTTTTAAATCTCCTGGTCCAAATAAAAAATCACCTTGTATAACACCTTTAATTCCTATTTTAGGAAGATATTTAAGAGCAGCTTTTAATTTTAGATTAAGATCGCCAGATGTATCATTGTCGATATCAGAATCAGTTTTGTATACTTTTGGAGATTTATTAAATATTCCTTTTTTTGCTACAAAGAATTTGCCATCACGTGGATCAGTACCAGCAAAAACTGCTGGAGCTCCATCCCATTTAACAGACACGTTTCCATCTTTAACTCCTGCAACCATATCTCGTAAAGATCTTAATGCAAGTATTGCTTGCCTTGTTCCATTAACTCCACCATAGAGAACCTTGTCCTCTATGTGTGTCATATGGGTGTTCTTTTGTTCTGATATAAATTCTATAAAGTTAATCATTAGTTATCCACTAATATTAAATTGAAATCAGCACTTATGGTTGCATTTGAGGAACCTTTTACTCTTAAATCAATATCTGTTTTTTCTGTAAATTTTAACGGAACAGGAAATTCTAATGATTGATTTCCTTGGTTTAAAGATAGTGTAGTTGCAACTCTAAAAGCTCCGTTTTCTGGTTTTTGAAATAAGAATAAATCTACAACTTGATTCTTTGATGCACTTGCTTGTAAATTCATAAGATAAGCTGTTTTGTTTGCTGGTACAGTATAAAGGCATTGTAGTGTTTGACCAAAATCTGCACCAATTTCTGTGACAATCACAGATCCTCTTTTTATCTGAATTTTACCAACATTAGTTGTTGTCTTCATAAATGCTCTATTAACTCGAGAAAATGTTACCAATCCAGCTGAAGTTGCAGCTGTGCCAGTTAGAGTAAATTCTTCTTCAGCAAAATTATAGTTAGTATCTAATCCTTGAACAACTACCACACTCGTGTCTGCAGCATTGCTTGACACTGCTGTTACGGTTCCAGCTGAATATGTCCAATCATATAATGCTGTAGCTGTTGTGTCAGCAGCAGTCCAAACAGTTGACATTGTTGAAACTGCAGTACTAAAAACTGCACCAAACTTATGAACTCCAGAATAACCATCTAATAATCCAGCAGAAATAATAACGTTAGACGCTGCACCGAACGTATTAATAATATTACCTTCTTGGTCGGCAATCATCATTATTTCATGAAGATCTCTATTAGCTGCGTTATAATGAGCTTTTCTATTTACCGAATATTGTGCCATTACTTTATTTTTCCCTTTTAAA